AATAAACAAGCGCCTGAGTATTCCAAGGTAATGAAGAATTACACTGAAGCCACTGACCAGATTAAAGAGATTGAACGCGCATTGTCTCTAGGCAACAAAGCATCTGCTGACACGGCAATGCGTAAATTGCAATCGTTGATGCGAAACAATGTAAACACCAATTATGGGCAACGGCTTGAGCTTGCCAAACAATTGGAAGCAATGGGTGGCAACGAAATGATGCCAGCGCTTGCGGGGCAGGCAATGAACGAATTTACGCCTCGCGGTCTGCAAAGAGCTACGGCTGGCCCTGAAGCATTTTTGGCTTACAGCGCTGGTGGCCCTTTGTTGGCGGCTGCTGATCTTGCGGCATCATCTCCGCGCCTGGTTGGGGAAGCTGCGTACAAGTACGGGCAGATGGCAAATGCTTTAAACAAAGCAAAGCAACCTGTTACCGACATATTTAAGAAACTGCCGGTATCTGCACAAGAGGCAAGACTTGCGGCTTTGTTGGCGGCTCAATCAAACCAGCCAGCCCGTATTGAGTTAAACAACATGCTTCCTAACAGGCCATAAACGAAGGATACAAAATGAGTTACAACGGCTCGGGCACATTTAACATTAACTCAACGGGTCAGCCCGTTGTTGCTGGCACGATCATCAGTGCGGCCACCTTTAACGCACTGACGGCAGACTTAGCCACGGGTCTGACCACGGCGCTAACAAAGGACGGCCAAACCACTGCAACGGCTCGGATACCCTTTGCTCAGGGAATTAACTCAACGCTAGTCACAGACGCTTCTAGTACGTCTACAGGCTCAATCATTACAGCCGGTGGCGTAGGCATTGCCAAAAAACTTTATGTAGGCACAGACGCTAACATTGCTGGCACATTGGCGGTTACTGGTGTGGCGACTTATAGCGCACAGCCCATTTTCTCTAGCTTGACTGCTTCTAGCGCTGTGGCAACTGATGCTTCAAAAGGACTAGTCAGTGTAACGAATACCGGCACAGGCTCAAATGTTTTGGCAACAAGCCCCACATTAGTTACGCCAGCATTAGGAACGCCATCATCCGGAACTTTGTCTTCATGCACAGTTGATGGCACAGATGCTGTTGGCTTTAGAAATATCCCGCAAAACAGCCAGAGTGCGGCCTACACGTTAGTTCTTGCTGATGCTGGCAAACACATTTTTCATCCATCAACTGATGCAAATGCGCGGACGTTTACAATTCCTGACAATGGTTCTGTGGCCTACCCAATTGGCACAGCAATTACATTTATAAACATGACTGCGGCTGTTGTAACAATTGCAATCACTACAGATACCATGTATTTAAGCTCTGCTGGCACTACGGGATCACGCAGCCTTGCCCAATACGGATCGGCAACAGCAATCAAAATGACTTCAACAACTTGGTTAATTTCAGGAAGTGGGTTGACATGAGTGGCGCACTACAAGCTGTTTTTCAAAATCAAAGGTCATTTGTTCAGGCCTACATGGACGCTACAACGTCAGGGGCAAGTGTTGCCACTTCAGGTAATTACAAAATAGCTTCATTTAACGGGTCTGGTTCATTCACTGTTAACAGCTTAGGTGTTGATGGAACGGAGGGCGCGGTTGTTGATTATTTAGTTGTGGCCGGTGGCGGTGGCGGCGGTCATACTGGCGGTGCTGGTGGTGGCGCAGGCGGCATGAAATCTGGAACAGGTCAAGCTGTTACTGTTACCTCGTACACAATCACAGTCGGGGGAGGCGGTTCAGCGGGTAATCCCTCTCTGCCTGGTGGAATCTCTGGAAGTAGCTCGTCTTTTGCATCATTAGTTTCAACAACTGGCGGGGGTGGTGCTGGTGCTGCTGGTTCAACTGCGTTAAATGGCGGCTCTGGCGGCGGTGGCGCTAGCACTGGTACGACTACAGGAGGAACTGGCGTTTCAGGAGAAGGAAACGATGGCGGCACAGGCGGCAGTGTAGGCTATGGAAATAATGGTGGTGGTGGTGGCGGCAAGGGCGCGGTTGGTGGAAATTTTGCTGCATTTCGGGGCGGCAATGGCGGTAACGGCGCTACTTCATCAATAACAGGAACATCAACTTACTATGCTGGCGGCGGCGCAGGCGGCGGTGACAACGCAAGCACAGGAGGTTTAGGCGGCGGTGGCGATAAACTAACACCTGGCACAGCTAATACTGGTGGCGGCGGTGGTGGTAGAGGCGGGACAATTCCAGCCGGTAGCCCTGGCGCTGGTGGGTCGGGCATTGTAATCATAAAATGGAGATTCCAATAATGGCTAATTTTGCAGAATTGGACTCAAACAATGTTGTTTTAAGAGTTGTTGCTTTAGATAACTCTGTGATGAAAAATAGCCAAGACATTTATGTTGAACAACTTGGTATTGATTTTTTAAAAATGTTATTTGGCGCAGAAACAGTTTGGAAGCAAACAAGCTACAACACTAGGGCCGGAATTTATTACACGAACAACACTAATGAGCCTGCAACAGATCAATCGCAAGCATTTAGAAAAAATTACGCCGGAATTGGTTATGTTTACGATTTAACACGCGATGCTTTTGTTAGCCCAAAACCTGTGGTTTTACCGGATATGGAACAATATTTAACTTTTGATGAATTTTCTTGTTTGTGGAATTACAATCCTCCACAGTCAGAAGGTGCAATTGGGGTAACTCATGTCTAGTCCAATAACTGATTTAAAAGTTGTTAATAATGTGCTCGTAAAACTGCACAATTTTATTAATAAAGGCGATACCCATGAAGGCCATGCCCATGAATTTGACCACATAACTTTATTGGCGGCTGGTGCAGTAACTATGAAACATGATAACGGCGAGCAAGATTTTATTGCTCCGCATTTAATTGTTACGCCAAAAGGAATTAAACATCAATTTATTGCTTTAGAGCCAAATACTGTTTTTTGCTGCATTCATGCCATATCGGACACGCCATGAATGACATAACTTATCGTGAAATCTACGACAGGCTGGTGGCTGTTGAAGGCAAGGTCGATGCCCTGACGGAAAGCACCAAGGATGTCACGGCAGCATTTAATGCTGCTCAAGGTGCATTCAAGGTGCTGGAGACACTGAGCAAGCTGGCAAAGCCCCTGCTGTGGCTGGGCGGTCTGTTTGTGGCTGCTATGGCTTTATGGGATAGCTTTAAGGGGCGGTGATGATTGATCCGCTAACGGCACTGGCGGGTATACAAGCAGCGGTTGCGCTAATTAAGAAGGTTAGCAAGACTGTCGATGACGTATCCAGTCTTGGCCCCGTACTTGGGAAGTATTGGGACGCCAAGGCGGTAGCGACAAAGGCCGCTGTACAGGCTAAAAAATCAAAATCATCCATGTCGGTTGCGTTGCAAATCGAGTTATTTTTGGATGAGGCGAAAAGGTTTGAAAATCAGCTTGAACTCATGTTCATGCAAAGCGGTCGTGTAGACGTCTGGAACAAGATCAAAGCTAGGGCGGCGGCAATGGATGTTGAAGCGGCCCACGATGCTAGGCGCGAAAAGGAACTTGCTTCAAGGCGCAAAAAAGAGATTGATGAAGTCATTGAGTTAGCCTTGCTGGGGTTGGTATTTACCGCCATGCTAGGGGTTATTACTTACTTTGTCTTTGGCATTTTTGAGCAGTGTGGGGGCAAGTGCTGATGGCAGGCGATGAGCGCCTAAACCTGGTTGACAAGGTGCTGGCGTATGTGTCCAGCCCCTTTAGACTGTTTGCAATGGTGCTAATGGCTGTCTTGACGTTTGCTGGCTACTTTGTCTACACAAACCAAGACTTGTTGATAGGTGCTTACAAGGAATCTAAAAAGATTCCCAGCATTGCAGAAGATCGTGTGGAGGACGCAGCGGCCCACTTGTTTAAGCAGTCTGGTGCGCTGGTCGTGGCGATCTTTAAAGTTAACAGCATGTTTGGGACTCGCATCTTGCATCGGGCTTATACCAAGAATGGCAGAGACAAAACAAATGATGGGCTGGATGTTGGCCTGTTTACTCAGAATGCGGCCAACAACGCTGATGTTGTAAAGTTGATGGCAAGTGAAATTCCATGCGGTGATTACAAGTCGGCGCAATCAGAGATGGGGCTGTGGTATATCGCCAAAGGTGTGGCCTACACATGCCGCATTAGCGTACCACCAGAGCCAGGGCGCTTTGTCGGACAGATCACAGTGGGCTGGGCAACAGAGCCAGCAGACCTTGAGCAAAGCAAAGCAATGCTGCAAATCGCAGCAACCATGTTATCTAGGAGTAAACAGTAATGGATTGGCTAAAACAAATCGCGCCCACAATTGCCACGGCAATGGGTGGCCCACTGGCAGGCATGGCTGTGTCTGCAATCTCCAAAGCTATTGGTGTTGACCCTGACAAGGTGGGCGACCTGATTTCCAACAACAAGCTGTCAGCAGAGCAAATTGCTCAAGTCAAGATTGCTGAGATTGAGTTGCAGAAACAAGCTCAGGAGCTTGGCCTAAATTTTGAAAAGCTAGAAGTTGAAGATCGCAAGTCTGCGCGAGAGATGCAGGCCACCACCCGTAGCCTAATGCCGCCAATTCTTGCTGCCACAGTTACAGTGGGCTTTTTTGGCATCATGGTGATGATGTTTATTGGCAAAGTAGACAGCGCTAACCCTGCAATTTTGATGATGCTGGGAAGCCTTGGCACAGCTTGGACGGGCATTATTGCCTACTATTTTGGTTCATCTGCTGGCTCACAAGCCAAGACCGATTTACTCTCTAAAGCAGGGCCAGTGAAATGACCGAACACTTTACCCTTGCGGAGCTTACCGCCACTAGCCACCGGCAGTTCGACAATACGCCTAATGAGGCAGAGACTGCCAATCTTCAGCGGCTGGCTGAGTTTTTAGAACAAGTAAAAACAGCGTTAGACGGCAAGCCAATTATGATTAACAGCGCTTTTCGGTCTAAGCAAGTAAACGACTCTGTGGGCAGCAAAGACACTAGCCAGCACCGGACGGGCTGCGCGGCTGACTTTAAAGTGCCTGGCATGACACCAGACGCTGTGGTCAGGGCAATCATTGCGGCTGGCCTGCCCTACGACCAGATTATCCGTGAGTTTGATGCCTGGACGCACATTAGCATCAGCGACAAACCACGCAAGCAAGCACTAATCATTGATCGGGCGGGGACTCGCCCTTTTTCATAAGTTTGCGGTACGCTGCAATAGCGTCTTTAAGGTCGCATTGAAGTTGTTCAATCCGGTCGTTCTGCTGGATCATCTTGTCGTTTGCTTGCTGCGCGAACTCCGCTAGGTTTTCTTGCGACCACGTTCTGAAGTTTGACATGTTCTTCCGTTGTAAATTTGTGCCCGTTGCCGCACTCGCGGCGGCGTAAAGTAAAGCCTGTTTTGTTTCTTGTGTCTTCCACAGTACTCCACGCGCCACAAGTCGGACATTTCAAGCGTTTTTCTCCTTGCTAGCTTGCTCAATGGCTCTGGCAAACGCAAACCACTGATAGTTTTGTTCGTGCTTTTGTAGGATTTTGCTTATTTCTTCGTCCCGTAGCTTAACCCAAGGCTTTTTGTAGTCTTGGATGTCATCATCATCATTGTTGTCTATTGGCCTCATGGTGTCACCATTCTCTTATAGTTGGCTGCAAGGGTGCTGTGCATGTGTGAATCGTGGTCAGGTCAGCAGTGCGCTTGCCGCAGCGTTGGCAGAAGTTGCGTTCCTCTGGCTGCGCCAAAGCATCTTTAATCGCCCATCGAACAAGCCTACGCTCATGTGCATTTGTTTCAATGTATTCAAGGCACATCTTTAGTGCTTCGTCTTTAGTCATAAGCTCCCCCTTGCCTCAATCCAATCGGGAAAAATCTTGCTCTGCGCTGGATAGTTTTTTTGCCATTCAGTCGCAGCCTTTTCATTTAAGAATTTCACGCCGTTTTCAAGGTCGGACATGACACAGGAGTGCCACTGATCGTAGATTGCATTACGCTCATCAGCGCGGACAAGGTCGGCAAAGCGTTCAAGGTCTTGAGGAGTCTTTAATGCCCATTCACTAAACCCAGCCTCACGCGCCATCTCAATGATTGTTTTCATATCAGCAAGCTCCAAACCCAAAGCCCTGTAAAGAACAGCAGCAAAACGACCACCATCAGCGCCACCAAAACAAAGCCAACTACAACACTGCCAACCATCTGCCACGCTTGCGGCACTGGCTCAATGTCCTCTGGTATCACCGGATACGGCTTGATCTTGCGGACTACTTCCGGCTCTAGCTCCGCATTGGTAAAGTGGCAAAAGTGTTCGCATTGCGGTGTGTGTTGGCAGATAGCGCCTGTATCACACACCCTGTTCATGCAGCCTCCGTGTAGGCTTTAAGACGCTTAATCCGGTTGCGGTTATAAACCACCAGCGCCTGCGCGTATTCAACGCCAGTTTCAGCCCGTAGCAGGGCAAATTCTGCCTCTTTAAGCTCCAATGCTACAGCTTGGGCAGGGGTAAGCACCTTAAAAACTTCTAGCAATTTAGGCCATTTCATAGTGTCCATTCCCTTTCTTGGCGATTGGAATTTGACTTAACTGTTTTGCCGGTCAGCCGGATAAGGCCAAGTTTCTGCATTTCGTTCAAGCGCCTTGCAATCTGGTTAGGGTCAAGCCTTGAGTAAAAGGAAATGCCATCTTTGCCAAGCGGCCCAATCGTGCTGAGTGCCTCCAAGATTTGAGCGTAGTGAGAGCTAACGTCTGTGATGGATGCCGCTGCCTGGTGGGATGTGGCGGGGTCACTGCTACGCGCCCGTCCAAACTCACCCGCTGGAATAATTTTCTTAAAAAAATCTTTGTAGTCCATGATGCACCTTAAAAAAAGAAGGGGACTTACGCGCCAGGCAACTGCGGGAAGCACAGCGCTGCCCCAAAAAATTAGAACGGAATATCGTCCGGCATGTCATCAAACCCGCTAGATGCCTTTACCGGACGGGCAGCAGGCGGGGCAGAGAAAGAGGCTGGCGCATCTGTCTTTTGCTCAAAGCATTGAAACCAGCCATCAAATC